CGCATCGAGATACGAAATCTTTTCTTCCTGCATCCCAAGTTTCAAATTAGTCTCAATCATCAAATCATCTGCCTCTATATAGGCTTCCACTTCATTCTTCAATAATTTCTTATAGAACTGAGTGCGACTAAGTTCCGCCAACTCATCGTCATCAAGTTCCCCAAGATAATATTCCATCAATACCTTGCGAACCTTTTTCGATTCCGCTCTGAGTTTGTAAAGGGCGACACGCTCACCCATAAAGATTTTTATATACTTATTGTGGACTACAGGAATCTTAGTGCTTTCTCGACCAAGTTCTGTTTCATCAATTTTACAGTCTTTGTCCCACTCTTTGACTATACTTTCAATATTCAATTCACTTCTCCAATAATATAATAATTACAATGTCGTTATATCATACTTCCTATATGCGAATGACACAGTTGCTTTTAGATATTCAACGTCAGTATTTTCAATATCAAATTCTAATGACGATATACTTGATGGGTACATGTCGGCAAAGGATACTTCAATATTTGGCTTCATATTACCAGTCATGACTATAAGAGAACCATCAGAATACACGTCACCAGTTGAAACTTGAGTTCTACCGATCGCACCACGCTGCTGAAAGTTATCAGGGTATCCGAGAGCAACTAGCCAGTTGTATATCTCTTGATAGTTTTTCATATCTTCATCAACACGAAACGTCAAATCTAAACGACCAAACGTCAATTTATCTCCAGGAACAGGCAACTTGATGAATGGGTTATCTACTGAAGATGTTTCGCCCAATGTGATATCAGGGATAGTTGCTGCTGTGCAGAAATAGTTTACATGCGGTAAACGCTTACACGAAAACCTAAACCCAATCGGGGAAAGGAAACTCTTATTGTCAGGTTCTGTCGCCATATTAAATTCCTATTAGTTTCTCATATATTTATAAGCAAAAAAAAGAGGCTCACTAGGAGCCTCTCTAAAACGTCTGTTAAAACAGATCTTGTTTTTATGCTTACATAAGGTTCGCAACAGTAACTTTACGATAGTATGCATTTGTATCAGCAGCATTAGTGCTAATAACACCGTCGCCAGCAGTAGTAGCGAATGGGTTAGCAACCATACCGTAGCGAGTCTTAAAGCCGATTTTCGGCTGGAAAGTATTCTCACCAACAGCACGTACCATTTGTAAAGGCACATATGGGCAGTAGAACAAGCCAGCATCAAAGGCAGAAGTACCTTTGTAGCCAAGAGTGTAGTAGTTGCCAGTAGTGTAAGGATCAATATACACTTTAATGCGACCATTCAATACACCAGCAAAAGTATTACCAGTATCGTCTACTTGTAGGTTGTTATTAAGAGCAGGAGTATAATCAAGTACACCAGCCATGTTCAAAGCAGAAGCAACATCACTTGAAGTGATCATTACATTACCTTTACCACGACGAGTAGCTTTAGCAATTGCGTTAGCATCACGCTCGATTTGGAAGATCAGACCTTTGAACTTCTCAACAGACCAACGACCGTTAGAGTCAGTGTCTAGATCGAAAGTACCAGCAGTAGTTACAGTACCAGCAGCAGCTCCAGCAGAAGCAGTTACATTGATAGTACGGATAACTTCACGGTTGATTTCAGCAAGGATTTCTGAAGACAAGATATTGCTTAGTTCTTGTTCAGCGTCTAGACCGTGAACAGCTTTCAAGTCTTGAGCAAGTTCCATAGTGTACTCAGCTTTCAGCGCACGGCTTACAGCAGTTACAGAAACTTTATCAATTGAGAAAGACATCTCTTGGAAAGCATTAGTAGAAGCATCGCCTAGAGCTTCAGCTTTCGCAGTACCCATACCGCTAGATACTGTGTAAGTACCTGAAGTAGGATCACTACCAGTAGCGTTGCCAAGAGCATCAGCATTATTGCCACGGATAAACTCAGAAGCAGTGTTACCAGCTGCGCTAGAAGCGAAACCAGTATCAGCTTCGTTAAACAGAGCTTCATCGCCTTGGTTGCCGTACTTAGATTTCATCGCGAAGATAAGACCAGTAGGACCAGTCATTGGCTGAACGCCACATACATCATAAGCGATTAGGTTTGGCATAGAGCGACGCACTAAGCTGATTAATACTGGGTCGAAAGTATCGATGTTACCAGTACCAGCTGTAGAGCTTGAAGCGCCAAAGTTATTAGTAGGAGCAGCCTCACCCAAAAGTGATGGACGGAAAGCACCACCGCTTTGAGCAGCTTGTTCGGCTGCATTACGTTCTTGGTTTTCTAACAAGGTGGCTACTGTTGAACGCTTATGAGCATCTTTAATCTCAGGGAGATCAGCGTGCTCTAATACAGGTTGCCACTTCTTTTGAAGTTCGTCAGTTTGATACATTATAGGTTCTCCTTAAATAAGACCTTTTTTATTAATACAGTTTATTTATAATATGTTACTTTTTAATGCTTTTCGAAATGGCATTCAAGTATGCATTCATGCTAGGGTCGCTAGCAGGTGTAGCCTCTTCTGATAACTCAAGAGGTTCATCTTCATCGATTACTACTTCTTCATTGATCACTTCTTCCTTAGGGAAGTAGCTTTCTTTTAAAGTTTCAAGTTTAGCAGCATAAGAATCAGCATCGTCAAAGGCAACGCCTTCAGCTAATGACTGTAACTTAGCAGCTTGAGACTCAGTAATGCCTTCACAAGCAGTAGATAAAATAGCAGATTGCTTAGATTCTACCAACTCCTTACGAAGCTCGATGTTTCTTTCCATCTCTTCATTGATTGAAGATTCTAGCTCGGTCACCTTTCCAGCCAACTCGTCTACCAAGTCAACTTTCTCTTCTGGGATGTCGATATAGTTTTCAGTGAATAGACCACGTAGTCCAGTCATGAAGTTCTCAACAATCTCAGCACGGATACCTTGCTCAACAGCTAATTCGTTTTCTTTCATCCACTCTTCAGCAACATACTCAAGATAAGAGTCTACTTGCTCGGAGAGTTTCTCAGTGATTTGAACTTTCTCAGCTTCAAGGTCACTTTCAAAATCAACAGTAACTGTTTCTAGGATTTGATTTACCTTTGATACTACAGCAGCTTCAAAGATAGTAGTAGCTTTAGAAGTGAATTCCTCAGAAAGTTCTTCACCGCTAAACATTGCTTCAACATCTTCAGAAACAGAAACATCTTCAGAAGAGATCTGACGAATTTCTTTGATTGACTGTGTTTCTTCAGCAACTTCTTCAGCAGCTTCAAACCCTTCAACTTTCATAGCAGACATAATAGACTCATATGAAGCTGCGAGGTCATCTTTTTTCTTACCCTTAACTGCGTCAAGCATAGCGTTGATCATGCCAGACTTAGTCTTGGGTACAGGTGCTTGTTTTGGTGCGGATTTCTTGACGGTAGAAGCGACTTCATCAGCAGCTTTCTCCCCATCAACTTCTTTCTCCGCTGAAGCTTCAACGATTTCTTGCTCTTCAGCAAGAGTTTCGTCTAGCTCTTTTAAGTCTTGATCAGACATCGGATATCTCCTGTACAAATTAATTGGTTAACACGCTTATTTATAAAAATTATAATTTAGAAATAAAATCTTCAAACACTCTAATCTTAGCTTCTTCAAGCTCTTTCTTAGAGCACGTTCTGATCTCATTTCGGTAATCGGCTATGGTAGCTTCACGGATGATTCCGTTCTCCCAAACCCACTCTTTACCTTCCATGATACCTTGGACAAATGCATCTGGAGCAGATGGGTCTGCCACAATATCAGCTGCCGTTGCCAAGTAGAAGTCATTCTGCACTTCCGCTACTCCTTTCCCATTTGGTTTGACTGTACCCATACCACGTGAAGATACACCTAATTGGGCACCCTCATCCATAAGCGACTTGACAATCGCACCGTATGGAGTTTCAGTCATAATCTTAGCACGTCCCATGAAGTTTGAGCCATCACGCTTCAAACCTGTAATCATATGAGATACACGCTCTAAATTGATAGTTGGACCTTGCGGGTGACCTAACTCACCATACGCACGATTCTTTTCTACATATTCTTTATTATATCTGGCTATTTCTTTATCAAGAACTTCTGCAGGATATACTCGACCGTTTCTATTTTTAATATCGCCTTGTAAGAAAACGCCTTCGATGAAGTAGGACTTGCCGCCTTTTTCGTCTTTGGCTTCTGTCAGATAATTAATATCTTCATTTACTTCGCAAATCAGTTTCATTTTTTTATCCCTTCTTTAATCGAAATATACAATTTCTTTACAAATTACTGGCTTTGTATCGTCAACTGCCGTTAAATATTGGTTACTTTTTTTGGTAACCTCTATAGCAGTATTAGCTTTAACTGCTATCTGGCACACATATTCAAATATATCCTTATCATTTCTTCTATTTTTTTCGGTAAGGTCAACAAACACCTTTCCTTCTTGATTGTGCGACAACTCAAGTGTAGTACAACCAAAAATATTATTAGAAGAATATGAATCAAGTGTTACCGTATTAGAACTACCATATATATAATCCACAAAACAATCCTAACTTTAAATTCCCGATTTCGCTATCGGGGTTGCATAAATACCTGTAACGCCCCTTAGTCCTCTTCCAGAACCCAAGGTAATCTCAACCTGACCTTTTGCTGCCAAATATACACTGCCTTCGTCAGCATTATCAGCTGTATCTCTAACTATTACTTCTAAAGTCCCAGCTGTTGTATTCGTAACATGAACAGCTGCAGCCGTGTTAGCTAATGTTGTGGCTTCTTCAAGCTGTACCGCATCCCCTAATACTTTCATTATTTGCCTCCAAACGCAACGTCTAATAGTTGGAACATACCCTCAGGCGACTTTTCCAACATTTTTTCAGCCTTTGCTTTATTAGCTGGCTTTAGTTTCTTAAGCATATTTAGC